TGGACCAAAGGTTCTGCGTTTGATTGCTGCTGCTCTTTCGTAGAGTTCACGATTGCCTTCAAGATTAGACAGGTCAGAGAAGTTAGATTTGATTCCACCCTGAGTGAACTGTTTCCTCATTTGATTTGCTACTGCAAGAGTACCACCAAATAAAACACCAGCACGGGTATAACTCATCTTAGTTCCATTGTCACCACCAAAGTCCGCTCTTGTATACGCTCTACCTGTAGCACCTGCAAATTTATTTAATGCATTTCCACTTCTGTGCATTAAGTTTATATTTCTTTGTCTATTTTTCCACTCCTCAGAACCTGGAGGAGCACCGCTAGCGAGCATTTTGCCTTCCCAAACGTCCGCAGTGCGGGTTGCTCTATTCGCCATTTTCATAGCAAAGGTAGAAAAACGATTTGACCTAGAGTCAAGCATGTTTTTCCATTGAGGAATATTTGACAGACTCCTTTCAACTGTTGCTCGGAAATTTTCCTTAGCAGTTCCTCCACCACCACGACTACCAGCAGCACCACCAATAGCAGCAGCAGCACCAACAGCAACAGCAGAACCTCCGTAGTGCGGTAGTCCTGCTCCAAAGTTTCCTCCACCACCTACTCCACCTGTTCCACTATTGCGTGTTCCAATAGAACCTCTGACACCCGACAACTTGGTCTTGATGGAGTTTATGCCTTTATCAATACCTGTAGTATCAATAACTGCGGGAATGACTATTGCTGAAATCTTCTTTGCCATGGTATTCCTTTATTTCAGTGCGCTACGCATTGCTTCTTCGATGTGATACGAGATGGTTCGTTGCTGAGCAACTGCTGTCCTTGTAAGAAAATCTATTTGGTATATCTTACTACCACCAATACCTCTTAGACCGCTGCGCCAACCTCTTCCCTTCTTACCACTTGGTCTACCTTTAGGATAAGGTGTCCAACCATCTGTGTACCAACGAGCAAGCGTTGCTGCCCAAAACTGTCTTCCATCAGCAGTAACCTTCTTACCACCTTCAATGCCAACACCAATCCATATTCCTCTGTTACGCTTAAAGGAAACAACTTTAATCTTTACTGCTCGTTTAACTTCATCATCGTTCCACCGCATATTTGAACGCATGACCTGAATAGTCTCATTACCCCATGCCCTCAATCCCGTGCGGATAATCTTCTTTGCTAAAGTTCTTCCTAAGGTTTGAAGGTCTTTCTCTATACTCTTGAGAGACTGCTGAGAGATTCCGTAGTTTATCAAATGCTTCCTCCAAATCCTTTTGTTCTAAGTCCATTACAAGTGCGCTGTAGAGGACTAGGGGCATTGTGTCGAGTTCATATATTGTTAATCGTGAGGCAGTCAGGAGAACCCGACAGACTGCCTTACTCAGTTTTTTCCTTCACCATAGAGTTTATCAATCTCGTTACAAAGTTCCTGAATCAATCCGTTATCGCATTCAAGAACTTCTTCTGTGCTGGTGAATACTTGCGTGTCTCCATCATATAAATGGTTTTGAACTAACCATGCTTGGAATATATGAGGAGTCTCTGCGTTTGCTTTACTGATTTCAATCGCTGTAACCAAATCTAATACACTTGGTCTTCGCAGGATCACCTCTATTCCATTAGTGGTCAAGTAGGCGATTGGTTCAAGTTTGAGTGCTGCTTTGAGTGTTGACGGAGATGTAACTATTTTCTTCTTCATTTGTTATCCTTTTATGGTGATGCTGGTGCGGTTTCGCCTGTGCCGTAATCTGCAAGGTCAGTAGTTGCACCAACAGCGGTGTTGACATAACCTTGAACTACAAGTTGGAATTGTGCTCTAACGACATCACCTGATGACGCTACAACATCCCAACCAACGATATAACAGGAACCAGTAATGGTTTCGGGAACAACAGCACCTGATGCTATTGCTCCACCAAGAGTTAGAACGAATGCTTGAGGTTGTGCCGCAATGTTGGTAAGTGGATTTAGGATTGCTGCTTTAAGCAAATTGTGGTCTGCGTGTGAGAAGTAAACATCCATTGATATAGTGGTGCTTGCTACTCCTGGAATGAAGTAGGAGTTCCACGAACCGATTGGAGTGACTTCAACGGGTGAACGATTGTAACTCATTGAGACATTGCCAATTGCTTTGATTGCAGTTGATGCCAATGAGAATCCTGAGAGTGATGCTGTGTATGCCATTAGGTTTCCTTGTAGTAATAATCTGCGATGATTTCGCCGACAAAGGGATTGGTTTCCTCACCGTTGTCTGACGAAGGTTCTTGAATGGAGTTGGAGAGAACGACGATTGCTTGAATTACGAGTGAGTCATAAGTGCCAGGAATAAACTTAAGAATAGTTGCCAGTCCTGCGGTTGTAACATCAGGTGCTGTGTTGTGATAAATCTTGAGAGAAACGGTGGCACGCTTCAACTGATCACCACTGCCTGTTCCAATTGTTAGAGTTTCTATTTCAGTTGTGTTGAACACGATTGAGGGTAGTGCTACTGTCTGGGTGCGAACACCAAGACACACAGCGTCAACAGCAACAGGCAATGCTGAACCAGTAGTAAGCATATTACGCACTGCGGTGTATAGACTCATTGAATCTCCTCTATGGTCATTGTGATTAGTTGATTTCGTTCTGCTTCATTTCGCATTGAACTAATATTAAAAGTTCTACTATCAATCACAAGATGATCACTCGTCTTCACACCGTTCTTCTCAATGCTTCCGTATCTTGCCAAGCATTCGTATTGCTGAACAAGGTTGGTTCCTCCAGCATATTCCTGTTCCTGTGAACCAACATCTCTCAGGTCTACACGAAATGTAGAACCTAAGTTAGTCCACGCTTTGGTTTTGTTACCTAAAGCATCAATGGAGTTTTGGCGTTGCGCTTGTGCGGTAAAACGCAATCGTCCTGCACCTATCAAGACATCACCGCATTTCGGACTTTAAGATTGTCCAACATCCACATACACGCCATTGGAACCTGTGATAAGGTGATTGGAGTGGTTGCCTCAACATTATTATACCATGCTGCTACTAATGAAATAACACATTGGTCAAGTGACGCAGGTGTCTTTGCATATCCGTATTGATATGTGACTGCTACTTGAGTTCCTTCACTCATTGCTGGGTATTCAAGAAAGTTGAGTGAAACAATATCCTTGCTGCGGTCTACCCAGTAATCAGTTGCTGGCATCGTAGTAACTACCAATGATGGAGCACTTGTATAGGTGACTGAGGTGACTGAGATGAATGGATACCCTGAGAAACTAAGTTTCATAAAGTATGCCATGTAATCTGTCTTGGTTTTTACATCAAGAGAGATACCAGTGTAGGATTCAACAAATGAGACTGCCGCATCCAACAGACGAAGTAAGTCCGCATCATCTGCTGTAAAGTCTATCTTCATTGCTTTTTTAAGTTGTATGAGGTTTATCATTGGTCTTCCTTTGGGTTTGAAAAGTCCACTGGAGGGTTCCCCCCCCAGCAGACCAGAAGAGAAAAAAGTCTTAACTTGCCTTGTTACGGAATACGGAGAAAGCAGTTTCCATCAGGATCTTGCTATCGGTACGCATGTAAGTAATAAGGTTGGTCTTTCCACTTAAAGAAAGAGAATATGGATCGATCATCGACTGGATCCCCGCCCTGTCATAGATCCCCATATAGTGCTTGAAATCACCCAAGACGCAGTTAATGGTGCTTGCAGTGAGTCCAAGCGTAGGCATCCACTCAGAAACAAAGAGCGGTTGACCAAGCAGAGTACCGCTAACACCTTCACGAAGATCGCCTGTGGTGTCCACTTTGAACAGATACTCAAGACCTGAAGAAGCAGTCTTGAGTTTGCGGATTGACTTGAGAACGCTGTCATGCATCAACCAAACAGAACCTGGTCGATACTGAGCACCAAGTGCGAAGTAGGTGTCGAGAAGTTCATCACCAGTTGGACCAACGTGCGATGCGGTTGCTGTTCCACTGACAGTGTTGTTGGTAAAGGTGTTGGAGATGTAACCGATACCCTGTGGTTGACCTGCTGAGGCGGTGAGCGCAACGCCTGATCCCGTTGCAAAATACGACTCCATCTTGCGAGTGAGTGATTTACCAATGTTTGCAGCAATCCACGAAACTCCACTTCCGATCCCGTTCAATCCTATAGCATCTTCGATCCATTCTTGTGAGAGCGAAGTAGCGCAAGTGAATTTGATGGGATTAATTGCGATTTGTGCCGCCATAGACTGCTCGACGGGAGTGATTACTCCTACTTCATAAGTAATCTGAGAGGTTGGCAGAGTTGATTCAACGGAGATTGTTCTCTTGGAATCAATGGTCTGAACATTCGAAATCTTACGAATAACGCCTTCCTGATACATTGCTTGAATGACTGCGTTTTCCATGAAAGTTGGAATCGGAGCATTCGCAGTAAAGTTGAGATTGGTTGTTCCACGGGTTTCGGGTTCGAGTCCTGCGAAAGAACCTCTCGCAAGTGCTTCGAAGAATCTCTTGGAGTAACCAGCATCACCCGCATCAATAAACTTGCCCTTGCGAGTATCATAAAGCGGAATGTTGGTGACACGGTCAAGTTCATCTGCCTTGGCACGCTTGTCGCAGATTGCGATGTCTGCTTCAATCTTGTCGAGGTCTGCTTCCATTTCGACTACTTGACGCTTAAGATCGCCAGTGGCAACTGCGTCAAACTCGTTGGATGACTTGTTGTTCTCTTTTTCCC